CTTCTGGCAAGGTGCTAACTTCAAACTGAAGGCAAAGAACGTTGCCGGTTATCGCAACTATGACTCTTCTGAGTTTGCACGTCAAGATCCACTTCTTGATGACGATGACGCAATGGAAGCAATCTGGAAAGGTCAGTATTCTCTGCAGGAGTTTGTTGCCGCAGATCAGTTCAAGGATTATGATGCCCTGAAGAAGCGTCTGGACTATGTTCTTGGTAACAAGGGCACTCCTTCCTTCCAAGATCAGGAAACTGTCGAGGAAGAAGAGAACTTCCGTCGTGAGAATCGTGGTGAAAACCTTGATGACCTGAGTGAAGGTCGTGGCAAGTCTTTCAACTCTCCCGACATCATGCCTTCAAGCACTGAAGATGATGACGATGCACTGAGTTACTTTGCTAAACTTGCCGAGTGATAGAGAAGGAGGGGTAACACCCTCCTTTTTTATGATACTCTGGTGTTTGCTGTTCTAATCAAATTCTTATTGACATATTGAGATGAATCGTCATATGCCATCTCAGATCTCATGTCATTTAAGAACTGCTGCAAGTAAGATGGTTTTAAGAGATAAATGGTTTGTTTCTTTGCATTTTCTTTTGTTTCATATTCATAATTAGAAATGGCTATCGTATTGGAGAGTCTTTCTTTGATAGAAATTTTATTATTAGAAGGAACTTCTACAGAACCTCCAACAACAGTAGAACCATTCAAGTTTTTCACAATTCCTGCTATTGATTCTATATTATTTGGAGTTTTTCCGATACCAACACCATCAACGTAAAGTTGATTTGAAGTATTAAAATCTCCAGTGACATTTATTAATGTGACGACATTGGAATCTGTCGTCGTAAATTTTATAACTCCTGTGGCAATACCAATTCCTTGTGTCACACTAATACCAGCTGTAAATGAGTGTATAGCATCATCTGCTAAAGTTATTATTGTTTTAGCTTCTATAAATTCAATGTTATCATTCAAATCATAGTCTTTTCCTTTATCAGTGACATTTACTGTTGCAATTTCTCCATTATCATTAACAGTAACATCAAATGATGCACCTATACCGACACCATTTGAAGTTGCTCCAATATTTGTATAAGTACCTGGAATAAACTCATTTTCACCATTTTTGATATTTAAATCTAATATTTGTCCATATGTTCTATCAACCGTCGAGTAGAATAAAGAAAAATTTTTATCTACTTGTTTATTTTTTGGTATAATTATATTTCCCCCAGAGTCTTTTATTTCTTTAGTTTCATAGTGATGAATTTTATTAATATTCTCCAGACCATACTTATTCACAGTATAGTCATAAAGATCTTTGCTGGATAATGGCCACTGATCTCTGACATTGATGATATTGGCAGAAAGTAAGACAACCCAATCAAAATCTGATTTACCATAGATTTCTTCTGCGACTGTATCAGGTCTTGCACCTTCTTTAACTTCATACTTATCAAAAACAGTAAAAATGTTTTGAAGATCATCTCTAATCTTCATTCTACGGAAAATATTCTTTGCCAGAACGTAACTGGAACTTGATATTCTAGTGGCAAATGGTGATTCGTATTCTAAATTTGGAAGTTCTCTAAAATAACCCATCAGTAACCTACTCCAAGTGATCCTTCTTCTGTATCATAATCTTCAGAATATACAGGATTAAGTTCTTGAAATGAAAGGGATAATTTCATGTGAACCGGTGTGGTGTCATCGTAGGTTGCATATGTTCCAGATCCTGTATAGTTAACCGACATATTCAATAGTGCCATTGGTTTAAAACTATGTAAGAATTTATGATTTTTTCCACCAGTTTTATAACACAGTTTGAATACATCTGGAGATGAAATGAATAATCCACCTTTACCTCCTTTTTTAGCACTCATACTTTTTTTGAATAACCTTAACATGGATTTTATTGTTTCACTTTCTGTTTTATCTCTGGGTGCCAGATCAAATTCAAAATTAAAAGATCTGAGAGTTACATTGTTAAACAAGAGTTCCATGTTTGGGTTAAGAACTTGCCCAGTGGCTCTTGAAACAACACCTTTGGCATCTACGTTAAATCCAAGAGCACCAACTGCCTTAGCAGCAAAGAAGTTTTGAATTTTTGTCTCATCAACTCCTGCTGTTTTTAATCCACCGATAATACCACCTGCTCCCGAAACAAGGGTTCCAGCAGCTTTCAGTGCATTATCTTCTCCTATTGTGTCTCTAGCAACACCAACTGCCCGAGCTGCGATACCATTTAAACTATTTTCACCCCAATCAACTGCATTACTATCCTGAATATTTTCTGGGATAGGTAAGAAAATATATGCAAGTGGTGTTTCTATATTGTTTGCCAGTTTTTCTGATGATGTTTTTTGTTGAAAACTATCAGGATTAAAACCAGGAGCTTCATACTTCACGACTTTTATTTCTAAAAAGTCAGTATCATTTTCTAACTGAGCATTTGGATATCTAAGACTTACAGCAGTCATTACACTTTTTAGTTATTTATTGGAAATTGTTGGTTTTTTTACCAAAAGGTATCTCACGAACATCTGCAAGTTCATCTGGATAGATTTCATACAAGTTTCCTTGAAGTTCTTCCCATGTATATTGACGAACTTGTCCCCAGTGATAATTAAACCCACGAAATCCCCAACGAAAAATATCTGTCACCGCAACAAGAGGATTTTGATCATATTGTATGTTTGGTGTTTTAGGTATGTATATAAAAATATAGTATTTTCCGACTTCAGGAATAGTTTCATAAGAATCACTCACGGCATCCATCAATTCAACCATTAAGTTATCAGGATCTTCACCACCTATCAAACCATTTACGACACCTCTGACACGATTATCATTATCATCGGTTGGAAACATCATTGGCGGATACCTAAATCATCCTCTGTCATGATTTTAAATTTCCACTGACGATCTTCACAAAATTCTTGTGCAGATTTCCACTTTGCCTGATTCTTCACATATTCTTTCACTTCATAGATATAACCCTTTGTTTTTCTTTTCGGAACTTTTGGTTCTGAAACTTGTCTTTTGGGTTTAATCTCGACCAAATATTTTTGTATTTTATTTCCTTCTTTGACCTTTATATAAAAGTCTGGGAAGTAACGATGAATTCTATTATCAAGAGGTGATTTATATGGAAGAGCAATTTCTTCACTGCTCCATTCCAAAACATTTTCATTCTTATCACAGTAAACCATAAACTTTCTTTCCCATAAAGAACGATAAATTACGTTCGTTGGGTCACCTTTGTATTTCTTGGGATAAGAAGGTTTATATTTTCCTTTATATGACATCTAAATACTTAATAATCTAAGTCGGCATATTTTATTTAGATGACGGTATCAAGAAAGAGAATAACAGAATACATTACAAAAATAGCACATTCTGCTCAAACATCTAACTATCAAGTATTTTTTGATGGATTGAGTGGTGAACTGACAAAATTTTTGGGTGGTAAAGGAGTAGATAATCGATTTATTATTGAAGAAGCTGGTCTTCGTTGTAGTAGTGCTTCTATTCCTGGTAGTTCTCTTGCCACTGCAAGTATTGCCGGTAATTATATGGGTGTTCAAGAAAAAATGGTACACTCCAGAATTTTTACCGAAATGAGTTTGGAATTTTATGTTGATCGAGATTATAAAGTAATTAAATTCTTTGAATACTGGATGGACTACATCACAAATGGATCTGAGAGTGGAAATGTAAGAAAATCGGATGCCGGATATTTCTATAGGATGAAGTATCCTAGAGAATCTGATAGTGGATATAAGTGTGATAAAATTAAAATTATAAAATTTGAACCAAGTCAAGGAAAGGAACTAGAGTATACATTTTATGGTGCCTTCCCTATAAATTTCTCATCTACACCTGTTCAGTATGGTAGTTCTGATGTTTTGAGAGCAAATGTGACTTTTAATTATGAAAGATATATTGCCGGAAAGGAAACAAGTAAGAGTAAGCAAGAAAATAATGACGAAAACAATTCAGGTGTCGCAAATAAAAGTCAATTGGCAAAACAAGAAGCTGCAAAATCACAAGATCTTGCAGAACTACAACGATTTGCTGCTGAAGAAAAAGAGTTAGTAGAACAACTATCGGCGGCACAAAGGGGTGATCGATCTGGTCTTGATGGAGCTCTGGATATATCTTGATAAATATCCATAACTGAACTATTTGGATTGTCATGCCTTTACCAAAAATTGCAACGCCGACATATGAGTTGGAATTACCATCAACTGGAAAAAAGATAAGATATAGACCTTTTCTAGTTAAGGAAGAAAAGGTTCTCATTATTGCAATGGAATCTGAGGATCAGAAACAAATTACAAATGCAATCAAAACAGTGATTGCAAATTGTATTCTGAGTCGTGGAGTAAAGGTAGATCAGTTGTCCACTTTTGATATTGAATACTTGTTTCTAAACATCAGAGGTAAATCTGTTGGAGAATATGTTGACGTATTAATTACATGTCCTGATGATGAGAAGACACAGGTTCCTGTGACTATTCCACTTGATGAAATTAAAATTCAAAAAGACCCTACTCACAGTCGAGATATTAAATTAGATGATACTTTGACGATGAGAATGAGATATCCATCTCTATCCGAATTTATCAAAACAAATTTTAATTATGAAGAAGGGTCTATTGGTGTCACAGAATCATTCGATTTAATTTCTTCATGTATTGAACAAGTTTACAATGAAGAGGAATCGTGGAGTACCTCTGATTGCAGTAAAAAAGAACTGACAGAATTCATTGAGCAACTTAGTTCAAAACAATTCAAAGAGATTGAAAAATTCTTTGAAACAATGCCTAAGTTATCTCATACAATTAAGATTACTAATCCTAATACAAAAGTTGAGAATGAAATTGTTCTGGAAGGATTATCATCTTTTTTCGCATAAGTATGGCGCATATTGATCTTGCGTCATACTATCAAATAAACTTTTCTTTGGTTCAGCATCATAAATATTCATTAACAGAGATAGAAAACATGATACCCTGGGAGAAGGATGTATACGTTACACTTCTTCAACAGTATATTGAGGAAGAAAACCTGAAACATCAGCAGCAGAATGGCATTTAAAAGTCAGGCATTTAAAGCACCACAATTGGGTAGAAGAAGAGTCTCTGTAAATCCAGGCAAGACTCTTGGTGATGTTTCTCAGTCTGGAATAAATCCTGCCACGGGAGAGTATTTAAGTGCCGGTCAAAGGAAGGCACTATTCAAAAAAAGAACCGTAAGTGCAGAAAAAGTTTTTAGTAAACCAGGTGCCATTGTTCCTGTAAGTAAACCTGGTGCTCTGGTCAAAACATCGGATTCGGATGCCTCTTCAGATCAACAACCAAGTTTATCTCAGAGAGTTACCGCCTTAGAAAAATCTATAATTTCTATTCAGGATACCATAAAGAGATTATCAGAATTTTTAGTTAATGATGCAAAGAAAGAACAGCAGAATCTATTAGCAGCTGGGAGAGAAGATGATAGATTAAAGGAGAAAGATTCTGCAGCTAAAAAAGAATCTGGACTAGAGTCTGTTACGGAGAGAATGCGTAACACTCTTCTTTCTCCAATTAAATCTATTGGAAATCAGGCAAAGGGAATCCTATCAAGGATTATGGATTTCTTCAAGATTCTCTTTGTTGGATGGTTGACTGACAAAGGTGTCAAAGCCATGGCAGCATTCTTGTCTGGTGATAGTGAAGAGTTAGAGAAAATCAAAAATAATGTTCTTGTCGCACTTGGTGTTGTTGGTGGAGTATTTCTAGCACTAAGTGGTGGACTGGCACTTTTACCATCTCTTATTTTACCTATTGCCGGATTAATTGGTAAACTTGGAATAGCAATAATTGGATTTTTAATGTCTCCGGCAGGATTAGCAACTCTTGCCGTGGCAGCAGGTGTTGGTGGTTTGATTATGGCAGGGAATGCTAGTGCAACTTTAATCGGTGATTTAATTACAATCGCTGAAACAAGAAAAGATTGTGTAGTATTTGCTAGTCCAGAAAGAAGCGATGTAGTTAATATTGCTTCTGCAATTACGCAAACTAACAATGTAATTTCATTCTTTAATGGAATACAATCTTCAAGTTATGTTATCTTTGATAGTGGTTACAAATATATGTACGACAGATACAATGATGTCTACAGATATGTACCATTAAATGGTGATATGGCTGGCTTGTCTGCAAGAACTGATTTAACTAATGACGCTTGGTTTAGTCCTGCTGGATTAAATAGAGGTATTATTAGAGGAGCAGTTAAACTTGCTTATAATCCTAATCAAACACAAAGAGA